TTATGGACACTTTCAAGAGTGTCCCATGCTCGCTGTGAGGATCGAACTCACCTTAGGCAAATTATGAGTTTGCTGCATTCACCAGATTGCTAAGCGAGCAGAAAGAGACTCAAGGAGCTTCGTTGTTCAACTCAGTATACAACTTAATGAGTTCGTCGTCTGCAGGAACCATGACGGCTTTATGACCGTCCTCATTAATGATTCCTAAGGTTTCCCCACTCTCAACTCGTGAGAAAAGTTCATCCCAGTTCTCTTCCCACTCTTTCACAGTAAAGACCTCAAACTTCATCTAATGCCTCCTGAATGCTACTATATTTTACACAGTTATTTTCGTATGGTGTTGAATCCCAATTTACTGGGCACCAATGTAAGTACATATTTCTATAATACTCACCAGTAAATGGAGTCTCTCTTGCATGGACACAGAGACTTTCATACATTAACATGTCTCCTTTATCAAAAGTAACTTTATGGAGTTTTCTATTATGATCGATGAACTCTAAAGGCCACTTTACTTCTGGATGTTCATCTACATGAATAATGAGACTAATAACATGTGTTTGTATCATATCTCTATGCACCATTAGCATTGAATCTTTATGATAAGATCTTATCCCATATCCGTTAATAAACTTAAGTTTTTCCCCACACCACTTCTCCATGATAGGTTGAAGTCTTTTTGACCAACGATCAAATGATTGACGCGAAATATCTGCTCTTAGGTAGAATGGTTTATCAGTGTCTAGCATTGCTATTGCACCACCAGAAACTATCTGATTATAGTCTGGATCAAAATAAGGGTCTTGTTGTATACTTGTAAATCTTGACCTATTATATTCAAGCATCATATCAGAGTAAAGATCATCAGGAATCTTTGCTTTTTTAAATCCTTTTTTTGTAAATCTTGGCCAAGGATGGGTAATAGTCATCGCAGTTTTGGTCCCATCATCCATGCTACTAGAGAAATTCTTTGTCCCCTAAGAACAGGTGTTACTCTGTGTGGTGTTCTCGAATCAAATACTACTACAGTTCCCCTCGCTTTATCTGCATTTTGAACTCTTCCGTGGTAATCAATGAACTGCAATTTACCACCACTATACTCTTCAGGATCTGTGAGAATAATACTCATACTGAGCTTTCTAGTAAGATCCTCATCTGAACTCGTTCCGTAATCAGAATGCCATCCGTAGAAATGATTCTTATCGTATTTTGTAACTTGAACCGATTCCATCTCTGTTAGATCGTATTCAAAAATTTCTCTGTTAGCGATGTGAAAATAATGAGTAAAGATTGTGCTTACCCAATCAAGTTCAGCAATCCAAGATACATCACACTGTCTTGATTCCGGAAACTCTCCACCTTCTTCATCATTTCCAATTGCACCAGCTTCCCAATCTTCTTCTTCGATTTCGGAAACTCTTTGCTCAATAAGATCAATAAGATAATCTGGAAGAATCTCTTCAAAGACAATAGGAGAGTGAGCTATCTTATGATCACCAAGCAAGTTCTCTCTAATCTCTTTTTCATTTCCATCTTCATCATAAAACTCTTTAATGAAACTAATTTCATCATCCGTTAGAGGTACATGTTCTTCATCTGGATTATCAGTTTCTATATAATGAACTTCTTCGGACTCATCATTATTTAAAAGAATAGATTGACTATCCACCTCTTCCTCTTCAAGAACTTCATCAGGAAGTTCAACTTCATCAGGAAGGTTGTTTTCGTCAAAGGTAACGTTCAATTCGTGTACAATGTTCTCTTCAGACATCTTAAAACTTCAATGTGATAATTTTGTATAATTATGTATACAAGATATCGGGATGATAGGATTTGAACCTACGACCTCCCGCTCCCAAAGCGGGCGCTCTACCAAACTAAGCTACATCCCGATAAGGTAGATTCCTATCGCCGCTACTCCTGAATCTACCAAAGGGGAGTACCGCAGTTAAACACTTATGTCTAACAGTATTATTATACCTCACAGATCTTCTTCCTGCAACCTCCTTAGAGTTCCCAATCTTTCCTGCCAAGTTTGTCCACCATCAAATCCTTTCATAGGATTGATGCAGGTTTCATCTCCGAGTTTATTACACACCAATCCTGCAAGGTCTAATTCATTTCCCTCATTTCCAGTGCCCGTCCAAACATGGTTTCCATTGATCCATGTTGCTCCGCACTTTGGACATTCCTCTCTCGTCAACTTGAGATCAGACAGTTCCCTGGATTCGGTCATTTGCTTTCAGTATAGTGACCTATTTAGTATAGAGGCGTTACATTTGTACGTCAACCATGTGTTGAGATCCTAACGCACTTCAAAGTCTAGTCTACGGACCTTGCGCTTTCTTCTTGCTTCCTGATAGGCAAGTTCTTCTCTAGAGAAGTGACTATCAATTTTTGATTCTCTGTTGTGAGTAATTAAGACAACTTTGTTCATGTCTAAAGCTCCAACCTTATTATCAACCAAATTCATTTGATTCGGACACCCACAGGTTTGGATCTTATTAGAACTTGTTAGTTCTGTGTTGCACTCTTTACACCTTACTGTAATCATAATACAGACCAATTAGTGATTTTATTTATATGCTTGATGACGGGATCGAACCGCCGACCGCCTCGGTGTAAACGAGATGCTCTACCGCTGAGCTAATCAAGCAAATGGGGAAAAGAGAACCGCGCAGTTCTTAAGTGCAAGTTAACTTTATCTTTTCCCCAAAGCGGGATATCGGACTCGAACCGACGACATTCAGCTTGGAAGGCTGACGTTCTACCACTGAACTAATCCCGCGAAGGGGGGACCGAAGTCCCCATAACATCAGTCCAGACGCATCTGGAATGGTGCTTCTTCACCTTCAATCTGATCTTTGATCCAGATCTGAAGATTGAAATCACTGAGTTTCTTACGGTTAATAATCTCAGGATTCAGAATAGATTCAACAGGTTTCAGTACGCTATCGCGACGAAGGTCCCATTGAGTTGTAATCTTTTCATGAAATACTTTACGAGCATTAGCAATCTTTTTGGATTGCTTATTGGTCTGGTTATATAGAAGAACTTTGATAAGTTTTTCATGACCGTACTCTTTTTCTGCCTCACAAATTTTGCGAGTGATATCATCAGCGTATTTAGCAAGGAAACCGCTATTGTCTTCAATTGCCTTGATGATATAGATCGTGGTTTCTGTTACTGTATCGTTAGGTTGCCACTCTTTTGACTCTGCGATGAAATTATCAATTTCTGCTTTGTTGGTGTGATACGAAACTTTGTTAGCAACTGAATTCGGATCATTATACTCGGACATAATATCCGTGATGATACGATTAACAACCGACTTGTTAAAGTTGTAACGTTCGTATATACCCATCCACTTAACAACTTCGCGGACTTGTTCACGCTCAGGAGTGATATCTTCACGCTTGAAAATATCAAGAGCAGCTGCTACGAAGTGATGATCTTTTGCATCATCCTTGATTGGACCGAACACATTACCCCACACACCTGCCATGGTAAGAATAGATTGGGTGTTGAAACCGTTGATCAGATCAAAACCATCTGGGAAAATGCGAGAATAACGAGCACCAGGAACTTCATCAATAAAGTTGATACCGTTTAATACGTTTAATGTATGACGCCTATCAAAAATCTCCAGAATACCTTGCGCGGCATTGTAAATGAAAGGAATAGGCAGAGAAGTTCTGTCCCATCCACTCGGTAGAGATCCAGATAGTCCTGTGATCTTGGCGTCATCAGTGCCATACATACCACGAACAAGGTTCATGGTAATCGTGAGAAGTGTTTTAAGGATCATTTCAAACCCTTCCAGTTTTAGGAAAGGAAATCCTCTGTAGATGTCATCTTCTTCATCTACACGGAGATCTTCGATAGCGAAGCTCCCCCATTCTAATTGTTTAGCCATTTGGAATACCTCCAATAAAGAACACAAAGTGCTCTAATGTACAACGGGATATAATCCCGACGATTCAGGCAGGATTTGAACCTGCGACCGACCGCTTAGAAGGCGGTTGCTCTATCCGCTGAGCTACTGAACCAATGAAATCAGTATAACTGATTTGAGTTAGGAAGTCAACCGTAGTAAAAATCTTTCCACTGACTGACTTTTGTTTCTTCAAGATCCATCATTACTTTGCTGATGGGAGCTCTTGGTTTCTTACGAAGTTTCATGTTCGTTTGCTCTAGTAGTTTATCGCCTTTCCTTGTATTGCAACTGGAACAGGCAACTACCATATTGTCCCATGTATTTCCACCACCTCTGCAGCGAGGAACTACATGATCGATTGTAAGTTTACTTTTAGCACCACAATACTGACATGTATTTTTATCTCTCTTGTAGATCATCGCACGGGAAGGATACATTTCAGAAAATCTAACGAAGGGTCTTCTCACAAAATGAACGAGTCTTATAACTCTACTTGAAATTACTCTTGCCTTTTCTTTAAAGAGAAGGATAACCGCTCTCTTCCAGTTTGTGAAGTGTAAAGGTTCATAAGAACTATTGAGCACTAGAACTGTCGAATACGGTTCGATAGATTCCATGTGATAGATGTAACTTGAGATTATTTAGAGAGTATAACTGAGTGCTCAGTCGTCGTCAAGTCCTTTCATATATGTCTTGAGTGCTGTTACAAGTTCTGGTCTGGATAGGTCTGGTTCTTCTTGTAGATAAGAATCTAGAACCATAACACATTGATTTTTGAATGCTACATTTTCAGAAATTTCAAGAGTTTCGCGTACAACGTCTTGAGTGATACTCATAGTTCCCTTTAGTAGTCGTAATATTTAGGTTCAGGCAATGTTGCCTGAGGATTTTGTAAGTTGATTGTAATATTCATGAGAATACTTAGTTCGTTTCCCATGAATACCCCAACCCAACCAATTATATGCATGTTTCATATAAAAATCAATAGACTGACCTTCACTCTTTAAATAAAGTTCATACTTTGTCCACTGAGGTTCATTGACCATATACCTAAGTTGTCCCTGTAGGGTAGAGGGATTGCATTCATACTGATTACAAAAAGCACTCAGTCCATCATAACGATTCTGAGAAGTCCACTGAATGATACCATACCCACCAGTCAAGCATTGCTCATATGGTACACGGGCACCACCCTCACAGATGTTAGGAATGAACTTAGATTCCTGTTTGATGTTACCCATTACAGTAGCAAGAGCTGCCTTGTCTTTGATACCACGAACCTGCAGAAATGATAGGGTGATGTTTTCATTAGGTTCACATCCGTCACAGATGTAAGTATCAATAGGAGGAGGTGCTTGTATTTCGGGATACGGAATTACAGGGATAGGAACTGCTGTATTTTTATCAGGCAAAGCCGCAAACGTTACTGCAGTTAATACAGTAGCAGATACAATTGCACTACCAATAAACATAATTTTTTTCATAAGGACAAGATGTCGATTTCGTCTTCCTTCGGATTTATCCATTCTTTAAACTCATCCGCTAGAGCCATTGCATCTTTATACTCTAGATTCGGGTCTGCTAGTCGGTCCATGACCCACTCGCGGGTCGCTGCAACCACTTCAATTGTCTGATCCATAACCTTTCTGAGGATGCGCTTATTATAGTAGGTCTAGGTCCCCCCGTCAAGGTTGTAAATCAAAACTAAGTCTAAGCATAATCCGAGGATTATCTCTGGTATAAAAATTATCTATCCATGGTTGATGAAAAGCCTTTGCATTATAAAATAATGCTTCATTAAAATTATATTCAACGTTAAGAACATTATCCAAAATACCATTGTTTGTCTTCTCTTCTAAGTTACTAAGGTCTATATCATCATAGTATTCGTTTAACTCTTCAGTGAGATCCATATCTCCAACAACTTCTCCATTCATTGACCAGAATCCTGTTCTAACAGGTCTATTATTTAAGTTTGTAATAAAAATAAAAGAATCAACTTCATCCTTTTGACCATCATTATGAGGTAATAAACAGTTTCCTGTATACAAGTCTTTATTCAATGATTCAATACTCTTATCCTTCATAGTATTATTTGCATAAAAATAAATATACTCAACATCAATATCACCTTCGCTTATCTGCCATTCATTATCATAATCAAGAAGATTATCAATGATGTCCTTACCTGTCCAACAAGGAAGCGCCAAGGTGCTTATCCCTGGTCTAGCTGACATTGATGACTCCCACTTAGTTAAAAGTTTTTGAAACGCAAGCACTCTATCGGGATACTTGAAAACGTTTTTATATACCGTTACATATTCGGTAAGTTCTTCCTCCTCAAAATCTGGATTCAGTTCTGTAGCCCAATTCCAGATCTCATCAACCGTCTCCATAATAATCTTTCCTAAAATATCTACTTAAAATATTACTATTATAGTATGCAGGTTCGCCATTTAAAGACTCCGTAAGCACATTGTTAAGGAACAACTGACGAGTCTCTTCAAAGTTTGTTCTACCTTTTGTTTTATGAAGAGATAAGATCTCTCGTTTGAATTTATCTTTGCCGATCTTTTCTATCTCTTCTTTAAGTTCTGGACAAGAACCATAATATTTTTTCCAATCTGATTCTTGTTTTACCTTACGCTTCTTTCCCTTCGGTGTTCGGAATGACCAAAAATACTTTCTCCCAATGTACTGTCGTTGGTTTGTGAGATTGGTAATTTTATAAACAAAACCAAAGTTGTCGCAAACATCGCTACTATTAAAAGCTCGTTCCATGTAAATCCAAGGATTTTCATAGTCAGTATCTGTACTCATTAATAATATCTAATACCTTGTTCAGGTATTTATGAGCAAGGTCTCTCTCCCCCTGCCATACATCTTCTCCCTCCATGTCCACCTGATGCTTCAGTTTCATTACACGGACTTTCATTTCTTCTTTCTCTATTTGATTTTTAGGCATAAAAAATAGGAGGATTTCTCCCCCTATTTAAGCACATATTGTACACTTAGTCATCAAAGTCACGATTCTCAAATATAAAATCGTCACACTTCTTTGCTTCTATGTATTTGTAATACTTTAAAGCTTCGTACTTAAAAGCATCTTGTTCTTCTTTTGAAGGTTTCGTTTCTTTCTTAAAGTTGGAAACCAGCGAAAGTATCTTTCTTAACATCTTGTTTAATTCCACCTACAACATAGGACTCAACCTCTGTTTCCTGTGGTGCAACTTGCAGTCCCTTAGAAGAGATCCAGTGTTGTGTCCAGGGTAGAGGATTATTTTTTGCAGCAATATCATACTGAGGCTTGAGACCAATTGCCTTAAGACGACGATTAGCAACCCACTCAACATACTGCTGAAGAAGTTTATCGTTCAGACCAATCATAGATCCATCCTTGAACAAATAGTCTGCCCAACGCTTCTCTTCATTTACAGCACGTTCAAATGCTTTATAGGTCCACTCTTCTTCCTCCTTCATGATCTCAGCCATCTCAGGATCATCACCCTGCTTCCACTTGTTCAGGATGTTTTGGGTGATTGCGAGGTGTTGGTTTTCGTCTCTTGCAATAAGGGAAATGATCTTTGCAGATCCTTCCATGAGCTTAAGTTCGCCAAAGGCGAAAGAACATGCAAATGATACATAGAACCTAATTCCTTCAAGGATGTTGACGTTAGCAACTGCTCTATAGAGTTTCCTCTTAACATCTTTGATCTCCCATTGAGATGTAGGTGAATCTTTGAAATCACTCTGCCACATATTACCAGTGCCCCACATTTGAGCACTGTTGATAAAATCATCATATGCTTCTGTAACGCTCTTAGAACGCTCTACAATGCGCTCATCGGTGATGATCTGGTCGAATACTTCAGAAGGATTTGAATAGACGTTCTTAATAATATATGTGTAAGAACGACTATGAATCATCTCCATGAATCCCCATACTTCCATACATGCTTCTAGTTCTGGAAGAGAGCAATATGGGATAAACGCCATACCAGGACCACGACCTTGAACAGAGTCAAGCATGATCTGATACTTCAGGTTAGAAGTGTAAATGTGTCTTTGCTCGGGGGTCAGTGTTTGATAATCACCACGATCCTTCTGCAGAGAAACCTCTTCAGGTCTCCAGAAGTATCCTAATTGTTGTGTGGTAAGTTTATCGAAAACTGGATGTTTGTAAGAATCGTATCTTTGAATGCCTAGGGGAGCTCCAAGAAACATTGGTTGTTTCAGGGTGTTCACTTGGTCGGTATTAAATACCGTCATTCTATCCACAGTCATTCTTTCGTTCGCTTTGTTTGAACTGTATGCTCTATCTACTTTGAAGTCTGCCTTCATCTATTTCTCCTTTGTTTACCGTTTACCTACTTACCAACTCCAACTCTACAAGAGTATTTAATAAAATTAGATTTTACAAGATTCGCAATCTTCTTCATCTGCAGTCAAGAGTTCATTAAGCAAAGATTCGACACTTTCTTTATCATCATCTTTGATTTCATCCGTCTTAATATCATATGTATTCTGATAGTAACTCGTCTTCCATCCATATTTGTATGTTGTGAGGAAGTCTTGAGCCATAACAGAGACAGGCACTTCATTATCAGGGAAGTGTTCTGGATTATAAGACCAGTTTCCAGAAATTGCTTGGTCAAAGAATTTCTGAATAACCGAAACAATTTTAATATACCCACTATTATTGGGCATGTCCCAGAGCAAAGTATAGTTGTTCTTCAGTGAGTTATACTGCGGAACAATCTGCTTAAGAGGTCCTTTCTTGGATTTCTTAATGGACAAGTATCCGCGAGGTGGTTCGATTCCATTGGTTGCGTTTGACACAACGGAACTGCTCTCCGAAGGCATTTGTGCGGACAACGTGCTGTGCCGTAATCCAAACTCGGAGATAGATGCCCTAAGAGCTTCCCAATCACGTTCGTACTCCTGACTAGAGATTTCGTCTACGTCTCTCTTATATGTATCGATCGGGAGAATACCATCTGCATACTTAGTGCGACCAAAGTATTCACAATGTCCTTTCTCTTTTGCTAGTTGATTGGAGGACTTGAGAAGATAATATTGGAAGTTCTCTGTGAGTCCATGAACAGCGTCCCATGCTTCCTGAGAGTCGTAGGAGAATCCTAATTTAGCGAGATAGTGAGCAAGACCTATAAAACCTATTCCAAGGGATCTACGTGCCTTTGTAGCGATCTCTGCTGCCTTGATAGGATACTTCTGATAGTCAATCAGTTCTTCTAATCCACGGACAGAAAGATCACATAAGTTCTCTAGTTCTTCATCAGACTTAACCTTTCCTACATTGATAGCAGAAAGAATACACAGAGCAATCTCACCATACTCATCATCAATGTGCTGAAGAGGATACGTGGGCAGGGTGATCTCCTGACAGAGATTACTCATTTCAACCTTATCCTTGAAAGACGAATGAGAATTGCAATGATCAATATTCATCAGATAGATACGACCAGTCTCTGCTCTCTCTTTCAAGAGATTTAGGATAAGTTCTTGTGCGCCGATAGTCTTTCTTGGAATAGACTGATCTGATTCATAGTCCACATAGCGAGCGTCAAATGAATCAGTACCAAAAGCATCATACAAACCTGGTACGTCATGCGGTGAGAATAGGCTAATCTCTCCATC